CGGGCAATGAACCACGAATAGCGGCCCCGGTCAATGTCTTCGCAAAGTTGCGCGAGTTCTTCGGGTTCCATGTCGAATGAGTCGCGGGGGTGCATGTCTTCGGCTGCAACTGAAAAAACAATGTTGAACCCGTCAACGGTTTCGCGGCTGATTTCTTCCCAATGTGTCATGGTGCACCCCTTAAAAAATAGCGTACACAAAGCCGTCAGCGGTGTCGCCGATTACGTTGGTGTTATCGCTCAAGTAGTCGAACACGATTTGGCGGCACTGGTCCTCATAATCGTCATCTTCGGGGTTTGCGTCATTCAGGTCGATTGAGTAGTTGCGGGCAATGTCTTGCACGGTGTCTTCGGTGTACTCGCAGCAAATGGCGATAACGTCGAGTTCGATTTCTTCGCCGGTTTGTTCTTCGTAGTCTTCAAAGTAGTCGAACAACAGACCCAGCGCTTCATAACTGAAGTTTTCCTTACGGTCGGCGTCAACGAAGGCGCGTTCAAATTGATAGCGGTTAATTGTGGTTTTCATGATGACTCCAGTTACAGGTTACGGGTTACAGGGAAAAGAGAAAAGACAAGATCAGGTAAAGCCCGAACATAAACAGGGCAGCGCCTGCCCAGATTGCAAAACCTGACGGCTCGGGCTTAACTGGTGCGGGGTGCAAGTCGATGTAGGTCAGTTGGTGGCGGTTCATTTGGTTTCTTTCAGTTACAGGTTACAGGTTACCGTGCGATGTTGCACGGTTGCATTGTATCACGCATTTGACCCACTGGGTCAAGGATTATTTACTAGGGACAAACCCTAGACGATACATCAGCACCGCCGCATCGCGTTCTTCACGGGTTGCAAAGCGCCCGAGGTGTTTCACTTTCCCGTCAACCCTCACGGCGGCTTGCCACGTTTTGCGCTCACGGGGCACGCGCTTTACCAGGTCACCAGTGCGCAGCCAATGCAGCACGATTGACGCGCTCACGGCCCGGCCTTCAAATCGAACGGTGGCACCGCATCGCACGCGCACCCGTTGTTCGGTCAATCCATGGGTCCAGGTTTCGATGCGATGTAGCGCGCCCTCATGTTCTACGAATTCAAACCCCGTCATTACGGGTTTGAGCACAGGCGCAACAACTCGCGCAAGCTTTGCGGGTTGCTCGGGCTTCACCGATTCAATGGTTAGCCCGAGCATCTCGCGCAGCTGGGCATCGGTGAGCCGTTCGATTTGGTCAAAGTCTAGGTCTGTCTTGGCATAAAGCCGTTCAATCATGTCGTTACGTTGCATGGTTTCCCCTTGTTAGCGGTTGTTAGCATGTTAGCATGATTTTGTGACAATCGGTACATTGTGACTTGTACGGGGATAAAAGGATTCAGGATTCTTGGATTAAAAGACTTGTTTCAAAAATCGTGTTTCTTCCCCCTCGCCTGCGCGATGTCACCAGTGTACAGATCCCCGAGAATCACGGCTAACGCGCTAACGATCCCCGAGAATCACGGCTAACGCGCTAACATGCTAACACCGCTGAAACCCGCTGGGTTGACCTTGATTCACGGCACCCACTGGGTGCACTGGCGCATGGATTAATTGGCACCCAGTGGGTGCACTGGTGCCGCGATGCCGTGGTTCCCGAGGGGGAGGGGTGGGGCCGAGCGACAAGGGTGTGCGGTCACGGCGGTACCCCAGACAATTTTTTAAAATTTTTCAAAGCATCACAGACCCACTGGGTTCATATATACAATGAACATCACCTGTGGTAATCTGTGGGCACTATGGACAACTCATCGACTCACTCCGTAGGCGCAGATGTCACACTGCTACCAGACTGGCTGGACCCCGCGCCTCCTAAGCCCTCACCAGAGGGCAAAGCACTCGTACTCGTACAGTATGAGCAGGTCTTTATGCGTGCCATCGACTCGATTGCCCATGGCAAGTCGCTGTCCCAGATCCTCAAGGATGATCAGCGGGACATCGACTACAACGACTTCTACCGCTGGATCAAGAAAGACCCCACCCGTAAGCAGTTGTTTGACGAAGCGCAGGAGATGCGCACCGAGTTCATGGCCGGAGAGATCATCGAGATTGCCGATGCCGATGACTCGCTGGAAGATGTGAACCGCTCCAAGCTCAAGATCGACACTCGCAAGTGGCTCATGGGTGCGCACAATCGGAAAAAGTACGGGGCCACGACCAGCATCGAGATGACTGGTGGGATCAGTATCACCGGCGCGTTGGCTGCGGCCCAGGCCCGGATCATTGACGTGGACGTGACGGATGTGGAGGTGAGGGAATGAAGCTGCTTTTGCTTTGCTTGGTGGTTCTTGCCATCGTATGGTTCATTGAATGGGTGTTCGGCTGATGCAGAAACCCATTTACTCCCCGGATGAAGAACAAACGCTGATGACTCAGTTGTGGAGTCCGCAGATTGCGGACAACCCTGAGACGTTTGTCCTGTTTGCGTTCCCATGGGGGCAGAAGAACACCCCACTCGAGCACTTCAAAGGCCCACGCGCATGGCAGCGCAGGACGCTCAGGAAGATTGCCGATCACATCAAGGCCAACCGGGGCAAGCTGGACATGGACGCCCTGCGGCGCTCTGTCTCCTCGGGCCGGGGGATCGGGAAGTCAGCACTGGTTAGCTGGCTGATCCTGTGGATGCTGTCAACCCGGATCGGCAGTAGCGTCATCGTGTCGGCTAACAGCGAGAACCAGCTTCGTACCGTGACATGGGGTGAGCTGACTAAGTGGGCCACCATGAGCATCAACTCCCACTGGTGGGAACCATCGGCCACGAAGCTGGTGCCCGCGCAGTGGCTGACCGAGCTGGTCGAGCGTGACCTCAAGAAGGGCACCCGCTACTGGGCCGCTGAGGGCAAGCTGTGGTCCGAGGAGAACCCCGACAGCTACGCCGGTGTGCACAACCACGACGGCATGATGGTGATCTTCGACGAGGCGTCAGGTATCCCTGACGGCATCTGGTCAGTGGCCTCGGGGTTCTTTACCGAGAAGATCCTAGATCGCTACTGGTTCGCGTTCAGTAACCCACGGCGTAACACCGGGTACTTCTTCGAGACGTTCCACGGCAAGCGGGACTTTTGGGACAACGAGATCATCGACGCCCGCACAGTCGAGGGCACCGACAAAGCGGTCTATGACCAGATCATCGCCGAGTACGGGGAAGACTCCATACAGGCACGAGTCGAGGTCTACGGTGAGTTCCCCGCCGCTGGTGAAGACCAGTTCATCTCGCCCGTGGTGGTCGAGGATGCGTTCAAACGAGAACGGTGGAAAGACATGACAGCGCCCATCGTGATCGGCGTGGACCCTGCCCGTGGCGGCATGGACAGCACCGTGATCCTCGTGCGCCAAGGGCGGGACATTATCTCCATTAAGCGCCTCAAGGGCGAGGACACCATGAGTGTCGTGGGCCACGTCATCGATGCCATCGAGGAGTTCAAGCCCGCGCTCACCGTGATTGACGAGGGTGGCCTGGGCTACGGCATCCTTGACAGGCTCACCGAGCAGCGGTACAAGGTGCGCGGGGTAAACTTTGCATGGAAAGCCAAAAACCCTGTCATGTGGGGCAACAAGCGGGCCGAGATCTGGGGTGCCATGCGCGATTGGCTCAAAACAGCCTCGATTCCCCAGGACAGATCACTCAAAAACGACCTTGTTGGTCCGATGAAGAAGCCCAACTCGGCGGGCACCATCTTCTTGGAAGGCAAGAAGGAGATGAAAGCCCGCGGGTTGGCCTCTCCTGACGCTGCGGACGCCCTGGCCGTGACGTTTGCGTACCCCGTGGCCTCGCGGGAGTACAATTCTCGTAACACAACGCGCACGATCAACGTCGAGCGCTCTGCCTCTGCATCTTGGATGGGATCATAATGGCTACCAAACCTGGACTCTACGCGAACATTCACGCCAAACAGGCCCGCATCAAGGCCGGTTCTGGTGAGAAGATGAACAAAGTGGGCAGCAAGGCAGCACCCACCGCCAAGGACTTCAAAAAGTCCGCCAAGACAGCCAAGAAAGACAAAAAATGACCCTGAAGGCCATGCAAAACTGCCTCATCATCGAGGTAGATGTCGAAAAACACGCCATGTTTGAGC